AAAGGGAACACCTATACATATACGTGGTGCCTTATTATTCAATCATTATGTAAAGCAGAAGAAGTTGGATAGTAAATATTCACTTATTGGTAATGGAGAAAAGGTCAAGTTTCTCTATCTCAAAAAACCAAATGTAATACAAGAGAATGTAATTTCTTTTATTCAAGACTTTCCAACTGAAATTGGACTTGACAAGTACATAGATTATGATCTACAATTCGAGAAGAGTTTTGTTGAACCACTCAAAGCAATTCTTGATGCGATTGGTTGGAACGTCGAAAAAACTGTAAACCTAGAATTATTTTTTACCTAATGGATTTACCTATTGATTTAGATGAACTTGATGTCATTATTGAGTCTGTATCAGATGTTGATACAGAACTATGTCGAAAACTAAGATTAGTTAAAGGTTTAGTTGAAGATGGAAAACCTTATAAAAAAATACTTCGTGAAAAGTATGGTTATGTAGCATAATGTTTTTTAAAAAATTGAGTCTTGTGACTGGTGGATTTGATCCTATCCATAGTGGTCATATATCATACTTCACTAGAGCAAAAGATTTTTCTGATTATCTTGTAGTTGGTATTAATACAAATGAATGGTTGACAAATAAGAAAGGTCAATACTTTCAGTCTTGGGTTGAACGTGCAGAGATTATTCGTCACTTAGATATGGTTGATGCAGTGATTACTGTACCTGATGATGACAAAGGTTCAGCCTGTGGTGCGATTGCAAAATGTTTAGAAATTGCAGAGACAGTTGTTTTCTGTAATGGAGGTGACAGAGGTAAATCTAATACACCAGAAACTGATTTGTATGGTGAAGATCCAAGAGTACAGTTTGAATTTGGTATTGGTGGTGATGATAAGATGAATAGTAGTTCTTGGATACTCAAGGGTTACTTTGAAAGACAACGTAAATTATTAGGAATATGAATTGTTGGCACTGTGGCACTGAATTGATTTGGGGTGGAGATCATGACCTTGACGATTATGAAGATATGGAGTATGATATAGTTACAAACTTATCATGCCCTAAGTGTGAATCATATGTTGAAGTTTATCATAAGATAGAAAAATAATGGATTTTCTCAAAGAAATAGTAAAAGAAATTGGTGACGAGTACACACAAATCGCAGCAGACATAGATGAAACAGAAAGATTCATTGATACAGGAAGTTATATCTTTAATGCGCTTGTTTCTGGTTCCGTTCATGGTGGCGTTTCTAGTAATAAGATCACTGCCATTGCTGGTGAGACTTCTACTGGAAAAACTTATTTTTCCCTTGCTATTGTCAAAAACTTTTTGGACACTAACCCTGATGGGTATTGTCTCTATTTTGATACTGAAGCTGCAATCACCAAGGGATTACTTGCATCTCGTGGAATTGATCAAAACAGACTTGTTGTTGTCAATGTCGTTACGATAGAAGAGTTCCGAAGTAAGGCACTTCGTGCAGTAGATATATACCTTAAGACAGAAGAAGAGAATCGTAAACCCTGTATGTTCGTGTTGGATTCTCTTGGCATGCTCTCAACAGAGAAAGAAATTACTGACGCACTTAACGATAAACAAGTTCGTGACATGACCAAATCACAACTTGTTAAAGGTGCATTTAGAATGCTTACTTTGAAACTTGGTCAAGCAAATATTCCCCTTATAGTTACAAATCATACTTACGATGTTATCGGCAGTTACGTCCCTACTAAAGAAATGGGAGGCGGCAGTGGCCTCAAGTACGCCTCGTCTACAATCATTTATCTCAGCAAAAAAAAGGAAAAGGATAAGACAGAGGTTGTTGGAAACATTATTAAAGCTAAGACGGCTAAATCAAGACTCTCCAGAGAAAACAAACAAGTCGAAATAAGACTTTACTATGATGAGAGAGGACTTGATAGATACTACGGTCTCCTTGAATTGGGAGAACTTGGTGGTATGTGGAAGAATGTCGCTGGTAGATATGAAATGAATGGTAAGAAAATATATGCTAAAGAAATATTAAAGAAACCCACAGAATATTTTACAGATGATATAATGGAGAAACTTGATAACATAGCACAGAAGCATTTTTCTTATGGAACGGATTGAAACAACCATCCTTCAAAATTTAATATACAATGAAGAATATTCTCGTAAAGTTATTCCTTTTATTAAACCCGATTACTATGAAAATAAATCTGAAAGAGTTGTTTTTGAACAGATTTCAGAGTTTATTGTTAAGTATGGTTCTGCGATTACAATTGAAGCTTTAAATATTGAAGTCAGTAATCGTGTTGATCTTACTGAAACAGAACTTAAAGAGGTTAGTGAACTTAGTGGGTTGTTAACAGATACACCAGTTGATTATCAATGGTTAATGGATACCACTGAGAAGTGGTGTCGTGACCGTGCTATATACTTAGCATTAATGGAATCTATTGCGTTAGCAGATGGAGAAGATGACAAAAAAGGAAGGGATGCTATTCCTAGTATTCTCTCTGACGCTTTGGCTGTTTCTTTCGATAATCATATAGGACACGATTACTTAGAAGATTACGAAGAAAGATATGACTTATATCACAGGAAAGAAGAACGAATTCAATTCGACCTCGACTTCTTTAATAAGATTACGAAGGGTGGGGTTCCGAATAAAACACTCAATATTGCTCTCGCTGGCACTGGTGTTGGTAAGTCTTTGTTCATGTGTCATGTCGCAAGTAGTGTGTTACTCCAAGGAAAGAACGTATTATACATCACGCTTGAAATGGCTGAGGAAAAGATTGCAGAAAGAATTGATGCTAATCTTTTAAATGTAAATATACAGAACATAACTGAACTACCTAAACCTATGTTTGATAAGAAGGTTGATGGTATTGCAAAGAAGACACAAGGAACTTTAATTATCAAAGAGTATCCAACTGCATCAGCACACTCAGGTCATTTCAAAGCACTGTTAAATGAACTATCGTTGAAAAAATCTTTTAAACCTGATATAATATTCATAGATTACTTAAACATCTGTGCATCAAGTCGTTATTCAAAAACAGCAAATGTCAATTCTTACTCGTATATTAAAGCCATTGCTGAAGAACTCCGTGGTCTTGCAGTTGAGACTAATGTACCTATCGTCTCCGCTACTCAGACGACTCGTTCTGGCTTTGGGAGTAGTGATGTTGATCTTACTGACACAAGTGAGTCGTTCGGTCTTCCCGCCACTGCTGATCTTATGTTTGCTCTTATTAGTACAGAGGAGCTTGAGGGGTTGGGGCAGATAATGGTCAAACAATTGAAGAATCGATACAATGATCCGACTTATAATCGGAGATTTGTGATCGGAGTTGACCGAACAAAGATGAGATTATATGATTGTGAACAACAAGCACAAGATGATTTGCTTGACAGTGGACAGGATGTAGAGTATAATGAAGAAGATAAAACAACAAAGAAATTTGCCGAGTTTAAGTTTTAAAAATGTCTGGAGATTACAACACTCACAACGATCAACAACCTAATATAAATTACACAGATCATACCGTTGACCTTTCTAAGTACGCTTTATTCGTGGATGGTGTCACATCCGATCCCAGTAAGGATTATCAATCTTTTGTTGAAAGTTTGGATGACCTTGACGGACAGGGTTCCAATATTCACAGACTTCTTACTGCTGCTGTTGGTGTCAGTGCTGAGGGTGGTGAGTTTATGGAGATCGTTAAGAAGATGGTTTTCCAAGGTAAGCCTTGGAGTGACCACAATCGAAAACATCTTGTTATGGAGTTGGGTGACGTTATGTGGTATGTGATGCAGGCCTGCATGGCACTCAATATTACACTTGACGATGTGATTGCTGGTAACGTAGAGAAGTTGAAGAAGAGATATCCAGGCGGAGAGTTCGATGTTTACAAATCAGAAAATCGTTTGGAGGATGATTTATGATTAATTTGCGTGACAAGATTTTAAAAAGTCAAATTGCATACTATAATGGTTTGATTGCAAAACATCAACAGAATGTTGAGATATATTTGAATCAACCTGTGGGTATTGGTGAACATTCAGACGTAATGGGTACGATAGATGGTGAGATAAATGCCATCGCACAAGCACATGAGAAAATTGAAATTATAAATCATTACTTTTTGAATAGATAATAAATAATTAGAAAACTATGAGTCATGAGAATAACTCCATACTATGAGTCCAAAGGTATAAAAAATCCATATTATGTCTTAGCTCCAA